TAGAATGGTAAACGCTTAATTCATATAATGATTCAAAGAATCCTGTTGCAACTTGCGATAAATTATATACAGTTTCTGTAAGTATTACTACGAAATCAGAAGAGCGTATAGGACGACGTATTCTATTATTTTCCATCGCCCTATACACCTTCCATCAAAATAATTAACCCTTTTTTACTGATGTTCCCTTGCGAGCTTTTGCCATCATACCGAAAAAAACCTTGCCGCCTTTTGGCTTAGAGGTATCCTTCTTGCCTTCTACAGGCGTTGACATTGGCGCCTTAGCGCGTGATCCCTTGTTCATATTTACACCTCCCTCACTTATGCTGCGCCGGTAATACCAGCGAGTAGTTGTGCTATATCTGGACGTTGACCAGCAGCAGGGGCCGAACCAGCTTGTGTTTGTGGAGGTTGCTGCGAGGCAGGGGCGGGGGCCGCACCTGCTGCTGGAATCTGTTGCTCCATACCTGGTGCCATAGGTGGCATCTCTGGGGTTGGTGCTGGTTGTTCTTCTGGTGTAAATGCTTTTTCAATAATGTTTTCTAGGGCTTGTCCCTTTTGGCGACCTTGGATAACAGCAGCGATACGGCTGATAGCCTCTGAAGGGTCTTGGCCTTGCGCCGCGAGAGCCGGTATTGACTGTGCATACTGAGCAACAGCAAGCCGCAAAGAATCGCGCATTTCTTCAATGTCAACACGTTGTTCCTCCTGTGTAACGTTAAGATCCATTGGGATCTCACGACGTACATAGTCGCGTGATACGAGTTTATCTGAACGCATTTGTAGCAAAGCAATGATGGCACGGTTAGGGTCCATACCAGACATAATTCCGTAACGGACATCTACGCCATATTCACCCTTGATATCACGTGATGGGATGTACTTGAGTACGTAAGGTGTTCCATCGTCAGATCCCTTGATTGTTTTAGGGATTCCGCCGAATACTTTTTCATCTGCTTCAAAACACATTGAAACAAGTTCTGTAAATAGTCGAGCAAACTGTGCTTGTGCTGCCTTGATCTGTGTGTCAAAGCCTGCCTGCAGAGCTTGTACGCCACGACCTGTAATAACAGAGGCGCTCATTTCACCTGAACGAGATTCTGGGTAACGAGCACCAAGGCGTAGTTCACGCTCAAGAACACCTGATTCTGTAAAGACTCCAGGTGGTAGTTCTAGTGGTACACGACGGATACCTTGTGGATTAGCAGAACGCATAATTGCATCTGGTCCAAGTGCCAACTCTTGCACATCTTGTGGAATAGCAATAGGTGCTTGGATAGACTTTTCAGCAGCTTGGATCTGCAAGATAGCAAAGCGAGCACGGGCTAGTTGAACGGAGAGTACATCATCAAACTGACCGCGTGCTTCTCCATCAAGAGATGAACGCATAACGGTACGTGCCATACACTTACCAAGAATGTTTGGTGTTGAGGATAGAACTAGGTTCTTACGCTCAGGAAGGTATAGCAAGTCTTGATCTTTGTCGTGATATCGAACCATTGATACATAAGGAGAAGATAACTGATACTGGTTACGACCTAGGATTTGATCGTAGAACTCTGGGTATTGTGATGCAAGTGATTCAGCATCGGTAATAATAACCTGAGTAACAGATAAGGTTCTGCCATAACGGTCTAGTTCTGGATAAACACCAAATGGGTTAAGCATACGGATACGAGGATTGTTATCGTCATAGTCCATCTCAACCATACCAACAGACAGACCGTAGGTGTTATACCAATCGGCTGCTGTATACATCTGAAGTTGTAGATCAGAGTTTGAGACATAGAAGTTAGCAATACGTGTGCGAGTATCTGCCATCTTACGCGCTGTATCTGAAACCATATTGGTTGCTGAACAGTTAAAGGATGGCAGTGGTGCCATTGCTTCTGCTAGGTCACGGGCTGCTACGTCAATGAAGTTGGCAACTAGAGGCTTTGGGTAGTCCTCTGAGAACATCGAAGGAAATACCTTGGAGATATCTCCTTGACGTACCGAAAGCACATCACGCATACGCTGGTCACGCGCTGCTGAGCGCGTACGCAGGCGCGATAACTTCGCGTCAACTTCTTTGACTGATAACAATGGAACTCCTAATAATGGGTTGTAAAACTATTTACTTACTTTTTAATTTCTTAATCAGTGGCTTGATCGGCTTGCCCTTTGATACTCCACGTTTTACAGCTTTGTCAGATGATTGCTTTAATGGTTTAATAGGTGTTGCCTTCTTTACAGCAGCCTTCTTTTTAGCGGCAGCATTAGCCTTAGAACGGCGCATCATATCTTCCATATCCATCTTGGAAGTTTTCTTCTCAACACCAGCACCATATTTTGCTTGGTACTTTGCCATATCATCGATTTGCTTTTTAATAGCCTTTTCAGGAATACCTAACTTACGAGCTGCTGCATAGAGACGAGAAGGATTTTCAAATCTTTCCTTACGTGTCTCTGTTGTTTCGTCAGTGCTTACAAAAAAGTTCTCAAACTTGTCAGCGTTTGTTCTGCCGGTAAACTTAACTCCACCAACACCGCCAACTTTAGGGAAGGCTCCCTTTGGCTTGCTTAATTTCTTTGGTGCCATTTCTATTCTCCTTGGTTGGTAAAATTACTTCTTCTTAGCTTTTTTAGCGTTGATAAGATTTTGTAATGGATCGCCTTTTCCAACTCCGCGCTTTGGACCCTTTTCTTTTGCAAGAGCCTTGCCAGCCTTGTAAGCCATATCTGCCGGAAATGTTGCTACCTTTGCAGCAATACCAACAGCGGTCTTAGCGCTTTTAACTGGAGATTTAGCAACCTTGCTTGCTACGCCAGCAACCATCTTAGCGGCCTTAATGTCTGCCTTAACTTTTGACTTTGCTGCTCCTGCGACCTTGCCTGCAACCTTGCCAGCTACTCCTGCAATCTTTTTAGCGTCTTTCTTAATGCCAATAACTGCTTGAGTCTTTTGTCCTGCGCGAGCAGCCTTCTTCTTTGCAGCAGCGCTCATAGGTGCTGGTGAGTATGATCTTGATTGACGCTCCATACGCTTTAGGGCGTTAAGTTCAAACTGTTGGTCCATACTAAGTTTACCATTTGCCAATGCTCCCTTGCCTGCAGAAAGCTTCTTTAACTTTGCTTTATCAGCATCAGTCATCTTCTTCATTTCTATCTCCTTAGATTACTCTGATTTTGTTTTGTTCTGCGAACGCTTCTTCTAAGTTGATGACTGTTCGCTTGCCTAGCTCTTGGCGAGATAGGAATGGATTCTTCATATGGTGGGTGGCATACTTTCCGTAGTTGAGCATCTCACGTGCTCGGATCTCACAGAACCACAAAGCCATTACCATATCGGTCTTACCCTTAGTCGTTGGAGTCCAGGTAATTAACTGCTCGATCAGAGCCTTGATATTTTCTGTCTGATCGCTTGGTAGATGTATTAAGTTATCTCGATGGTGTTTACCATCAAACTGCTTGGTACCAAAGAGGGTAGACATAGAAGCTACACCGAAGCCAGCATCCCACTTATTAGAACCAGTATGGTGTTCCTTAAACTGCACTCCGCGTGATGCTAAGTGCATACGGATACCTTCGTCCTGAGTTAGGAAGGATTGGAAGGCGTTCTTTTCGATGATCCACTCTGAGGGGGAGTAGAGGGCTGTCCAATCAAAAATAAGATTACGGATATCGGCTGGAGACGGGCGGCTAATTTTAATAGCATCTACTATGTACCTCTTGCTAGTTGATCGGTCAATGGCGTAGCAGATAGCTGCGGTATCGCCAATCATCGCGGGATCAAGACCGCAAATATAAGTAAAGCCGTTTAAGTCTCGTGGATGGCCTGGGTGACCTGCAACTAAGTTGCCTGCCTTACGCATACCGTCAATAGATCCTTTAACACAGACGGGATCAAAGGCAGCGTTTTCAGAAACGTCCTGCTGTTGATATACCAGCGCCCACGTACTCGCGTCCATAGCCTGACGCTCATTGTAAAGGTTACGTCCAGACCAGCGAGGGTAGAGACCCTCATCGTTCTTATCAGATTCTAACTGTCCATCAAATGGAGCATCGGAAGCTGGCCACAATGTAACCCACTTGTCGGGGTCTTCATCTGCTTCAAGCAGGGCCGGCATCGCTAGATACTTCCAAGGAACTTGGCCACCAGGGTAGCGGTCCTCAGAGCGTAGCTCGCGGTATAGATCAACAGATGCCACACGAGTTCCGATAACAATCAGTTTACCCGTAGGGTTAAGACGGGATCGCACATCCTGGGTTAACCAGCGGATCTGCTTCTCAAACTCATTGGCGTTCTTTAAGGTGACCGCGTCGTCTACAATAATCATATCTGCACGCTTACCGTAGATCTGACCACCGATACCGAC